ATTGAGTAGGTACAATGCCGTCGTTATCTTCTGCAAAGACTAAGCCGACTGTGCCGTTACCGTAAACCGTCGGTAAAATCCACACTCGCGTCACACTTGCACCTAAACTAAACGCCCAGCGTTCCCAGTCCGATTTAGTACCAGCACCGGGTGGATTTCTTAATCTTAATAATGTTCTTGCACGTAAGCCATCGTCGCTTTCTTCTTCACTGCCCCCGCTAATCCCGCTAGTACATACTGTTGAATTAGTCAAACCAACAATTGGTTGTAAAGGTGTTAATTGTGCTGTGTATGTTATATTTCCGATACTTCCGACGTTTAAACATATTACATTTATATTTGCAGTTAGCGTATTGTCTAAAATAATTGATTGTGTTGTTTGATACTGAATACCACTTGTTGAAGTGAATATTTCACCCAGTGATATAACCGTACCGTTTAAGCCGTCTACTTTTACGCAACCTATAGCAGCAGTTGCGGGCAAACGATTAACCCCGTAACTTTCAGCAATTTGTGTTAAATATTTAGTTGTTGCAGTCGTAAGAAATAATTGGCGACTTAACCAGTTTAGTGTACTGTATAAGCCATCAATTAATCCCGCCCAAATTTTAGCAAAAACACCCAAAACACTAAACCGCATACGCGCGTCGGTATTGGGTATCAATGCCTCAATTTGACTAATCGCTTGATTGTTTAATTCTGTTAGTGTTGGTCTGATAATTGGCATAATTTATTTTGTTAATCGTTTTAAATGATGTGCTAAACGTTTTGGTAAGTAATCTTTTGCTTTTAGCTCAAGTGCTTGCATTATTTTATCATTACCGAATGCTTGCGACACACTCGGGCCAGTTAAAAACTGTATATCATTTTTGTAAAATTCAAAACCACCTTTAAATCTTACTCTCTTTTTAGCTTCAAATCTTAAGCCGTTATTTTTCTTTGCGTGCATACCGCGAATTGCAACTAAACCATTGCCAACAAAAAAAGCGTGTGGGATTTTTTTACGTCCATTTTTTACTTTTACTGATATACCACCGCCTGATATTAAATTTATTTTACCGCGTACCCGTTTAATTATCTGCCTTTTTCCATATCGTATTGGTGAAAATTCTCTTAAGTTTACTCGTTTTGAATTAGATTCAATTTTAGCCTTTAAATTTGTTTGATTTGCAAAGTAATTTTTTAAAGTTCCTTTTATTTTAGGCGTACTCATATTGTACCCCTCGGCTTTAATCAATCTTGACGTTGCTGTACTGGATACTCTAACTGTATCATTGATTGATAGCTTTATTACTTTTGATTTAATATTTTTACTAATAAAAGTAACATTTTTAAAAACTTCATCAATATTTGATTTTATGGATACGTTAGGCATTGCACACCTCAAAATTACCCACGTCCCAAGCATATTTAAACCGCCAAAACTGGCTAGTATTATTAGGTTGTTGAACCTCAATTTTAATTTTTAACTGTTTACTGCTACACCCATCGTAACTGGCTTCTACAATTACATCGCTGGCTATGCCGTCATCAATTAACCAGTCCAATGATTTTTTAGCATACTGTTTGGCTTTATTTAGTGTTTCTTGTGTTGTATTACTGTTTTTCAATAACCACAAATAACTACCAAACTCGCCATCGCTGCCGATTTTACTACCCCACCAGCCTTGCTGGTCGCTTGCTTCGCCATTGGGTAAAGTATCACCTGCCCTTGCTCTTGCGTTTGTAAACAATGACAATGCAATTGCATTTTGTAATTCGTTGCCCAATACTAAATCACCGCAACTTACTTTTAAATCAAAGCATTGCTCTTCAGTACAATTAATAATTAAAGCTAAATCAGTCATTGAGACGCTCCAGTATTCACTCCACCGCCAAAGTGATTGCCATTATTTTGCGAGTGTGTATGGTTTTGTAGACTAATTGAACCCGCTTTTATATCACCTATAGCCTCAATTTTACCGTTTACTTGAATGTTTGAATTAATAATTAATTTATTACTTGCTGGGTTTATTTCAATATCACCGTTCTTTTTAAACGTAATTGTACTAATACCCACGTCTGTTTTAGCGTACATTTGTACTTCGCCTTTACTAATCAATGGTCTGTTTTTCTTATCAACAAAACTAATCAGTACGCTGTGGTCGCTATGCCCATTTACATTTAATACAATCGCTTCGGTTACGTTATCAGCGGGAACTGCATTAAATCCATAAGTTTGTATCACTTCTACATCGTCTTGTATGTCATCGCTGGTACACTCAATAGACGCTTGAATGCTGGGCGTATCTAATTTTAACATTCTTAATATTGCACGTTTAACGTAATTCATCGCTCACCCCTAAAATATAACGCGGTTGTTTCTTTTTTATCGGTAGTTTTTTTAACTGTTTTTGCTTTCTTTTTTACCGATTCTTTTTCCGGTATCTCTTCTAAAATATCAAAAGATAAAGGACTTATTAATGTAATTGTACACGTTGAACCGCTGCTATCAATACTAAAATCAATGGCAGATATTAACCAATTTACAGTTATATCGGTATATTCTGATTGCACTGTTGTTAATGTGTTTATCTCCCACAGTTCACCGTTTGACTGCCTCCAGCCTTGAACCTTTGCAGTTATTTTTCTACTGTTTGATTGCCTATTGCCGACTTCCCATTGCGCGCGTTTTAAGCAGTCTGTTTGTGTGCTTTGTTGTTCAGCTTCAATAATTAGTGGTCTGTATCGGTTTAATTTACCTATGCTATTTTTAGACAATACTGTTGCAGTAGGTTTAACTCTATTTTGTAAGTCAGCAGTTGAATATTGATTTTGACTGTTTACGTCTTGAACTGCACCGCTAGCCTGCCCTTTTACTGATATTTCACTAAATAAATTCGTAAAATCGTCGGCTATTTCAAGTGATAAAAGATTACCGCCCAGTACTAAGCCATCATAAGATGATCCGTTTAATCCTGCGCGAGTAACAATTAAACCGCCGTTTCTATCACTAACTAATAAAACACCTTGCGACTTGCACACTTCTTTTAGTGTTTCGTGTGCAGTTTGTGAACCTTCGCCAGTAGTTTTTTTCTTAAACTTACCGCCGCCGTTTAAAGCCAGTTTCTTTGGTACTTTAATTTTAGTTGCTTGTTTTTTTAAATATCCAGTACCATTACTGTCTAATTGGGTATATAGTAAAATATTAAACGGTTTAAGAATATCAATTGCAACGGCTTCAAAAGATAAGTTTTGCCATTGCTTAGGCTTTACGCTACAGTCTACTAAATCGCCTGTTTTATCGCGTCCCTGCACATTTATTGCTGTGCTATTGGCTTCTAGTCTTAATGTTTTGCTATCAATATAACCACTAATTAAAACGTCTTTTCCAAACTTTAAAACGCATTCGTCGCCAGCGGTAATTTCCCACGAGTCTAACATATTAGCTATTTCTAAACTAAACGAACCCGCTAAATTCTCAATAGAATGATTAACGGTTACGCTTAACCAGCTGTCATATAGTTTATTATTAACGATTAATTGTATTACGTCCATATCAATTTATTATTGCTATTTTTTGATTGTGTGGTACAAATAAAGGATTGGCTATTGCATTACGCTCAATTAATAACTCATCGTTCAACTCGCCATAATGCCTGTACGCCGTAACAATCAATGGCGTAAATGTTTGGCTCATTGTCGTATCACATAAATTAGTGTAGTTAATTCTTGATAAATAATCATTTTGACTAGTCAAATATTGCAATATATCAGTACGCGTGTTTACTAGTTTTGATTGTGTCTCATCAAAAATGTATTGACTGCTTAAATCATAAATTTGATTAGTAATTAATTCGCTAAAATCAGTCCGCAACACTTTCATATCGTCAATTGTTAATACTGTAACTTCGTTAAAGTTTAAATCTCGTTCGCCTACTTTATTAATAATTAGTTCGCCCTGCCTAACTACTGATGCAGTTTGTATTAAGTTTTTTATTGCGTTATTATTAATTTCTTGTTGTTTACGTGATTTTGTTTTATAGGTCGGTAACGGAGCGACTGCCCAGTTTTTTATTGCTGTTACGTCATTAATTGATTTAATAATATTAATAATATTTAAACTTAATAACACCGCCGACAAATTCGCACCGAATATAATTTGCCTTAATTGCTGTTTAGCGTATTGAATAGTTTGATAAGTTTGCAATGCAACGTTGTTAATATTACTTGTAAATGACTGTGTGCTAACAACATTGGTTACTTTTTCTAAAAATGAATTAATTTGATTAATTGCACTTTCACGCACAAAACCCGCCGTATTCTCAACAGTAAATAAACTATTAAAATCCGTCTTTATGGCTTCATAACTTTCTAAACAAGACAATTCAGCACTAGCCTTTTTGTCAAATAAATTATTTGAGTTTGAATTACCATTAAATACTTTTTTACCTTGCTCAATAAAAGTAAACGTAAACGCAACTAACCCGCCGTCTTTAGTAGAAGTTTCAGTAATATTAAACTCGGTAATATGACCTGTAAGTTCACCATAAAATGGATTAGTAAATACGCCTTGACCGCCTGTTTCAATCAGTTTAATTAAAAAATCACGTTCTAAAAATGGATTAAAATTATTCTCTTTGTTAGCGACTAAAAACCCGTTAATTGTTTGTGATCTATTTTTACGTCCTAAATCTTCAACGAACGGATTATCACGCTGTACAAATTCGTGTACAACTACACGGCGACCCAAATTAAAGTCGCTGCTTTCAACGTTAAACTGAATGCTACCTGCGGTGTTTTGAAACTTAGCAATAAACAATTCTTTTAAGTAATTCACGCCGTCATACTCCCTGTTTTAGCGTTAAGCACAAAGTTTTTATTGTTTGATTGTAACGCCGCAACACTAGGTTTACCTTTTTGATTAATATTTATATCAATCTTTCCCGATACTGAATTGTTGTTATTTGCCATTAAGTTTTTATTCTGCACTGCTTTATTTTGAGACAGTAAATTATTTATATTGTTTGTATTTTTTACATTATTTAAATTCGCTATGTTTTTTACATTACTAACATTGTTAATGTTACTTGTACTTTTTATGTTTGAAGAATTAAAACTAGGTATGTTTAAAAGTTTTGTCGGGGTAATAGCTGGGGCAATATTTAGCGGTTTTGTTGCGTCAGTTGCTTTTTGCGTATCAGCCCATAACGCTTTAGTTGCGGGGAAAGCCATCGAAGCGTCTATTTTTTTGCCTGATAATCTATCCCATATCAATCCTGCTAAATGCAGACCATCAATAAATAATGTAAGCACAGTCATAACGCCTTTAATTGCACCACCGACAACTTCACCTGCTAATTTACCTGCCTCTGCCCAACTTGCAAAGCCATCTTTTGACTCTGTTGTTGCACCAAAAAATTCTGCAATTCTATCAATTAAACCACCAATTAACCCTCCAATAACTTTAAAAGATTCACCAAGCGGACCCAAGCTGGTCATCAATCCATCAAAAAATCCACCACCAAATGCCATAAGCTGCTCTCTAAGTAAATAAACCGCAATACCAATTAATGCAATTGGACCTAAAACCATTCCCCACGAAATACTTGATGTAATACCCATTAGTTTTATAGCAAATTCAGTTGCTAATATTGATTTTCTTAAATCACCAAATGCTTTTGCATATCCTTCAACAGGCGTTATTGCTAAAGCAATTTTTGAAAAAGCTAAAAAACTAATCATTGCAAAAGTTGCATAACCAATTGC